AATTAAAAGTAGATTTACATATAAAGTGATTTTTACACATGAAAGCGCAAATCTAATAGATGCAGATTTAAGAGGTGCAAATTTAAGAGATGCAGATTTAGAAGGTGCAAATTTAGAAGGTGCAAATCTAATAGGTGCAAATTTAATAGGTGCAAATTTAATAGACGCAAATTTAAGAGATGCAAATTTAGAAGGTGCAAATTTAGAAGGTGCAAATCTAATAGGTGCAAATTTAATAGGTGCAAATTTAAGAGGTGCAAATTTAGAAGGTGCAAATTTAATAGATGCAAATTTAAGAGCTGCAAATTTAGAAGATGCAGATTTAAGAGGTGCAAATTTAAGAGGTGCAGATTTAAGAGGTGCAAATTTAATAGATGCAAATTTAGAAGATGCAAATTTAAGAGGTGCAAATTTAATAGGTGCAAATTTAGAAGATGCAAATTCAGAAGGTGCAATAAAAGTGCCTATGTATTGTAAATGGCCACACGGTATCACAAAGGCAAATCTTATTCATATTGGGTGTGAAAAACGCACAATTGAAGATTGGGATAAATTTTTTGAGTCAAATGAAACATTATCCACAGAAAGAAACACGCCAGAATTTAAACAAATAGAAGCCGTTTATTTAGCTTATAAAGCATACTTAACACATTTAATATGAAAGCACTTACAGAATTTTTCAATCAGAACATTAAGCCAACGGAAGTAAAAAATACCTACGTTCCTTCAACAAAGGCAAAGATTAGAATACAGTCAACAGTTGATGAAGGCAAAGGATTAGACTTTAATGCAAAAGCTAATCATATTTTTGGACTTATAAAGCAAATGAAATGAAACAAAACGATCTAGATATTACATTGCGAATACTTATCTGTCAGCAACAACAATTAGAGCTGATGGATGAGTTATCTAATTCAATACATTACAAGCGAGAAATGAAAATGAGAACAGAAAATTATTATAAATATGTTGCACGTTTTGTTGAATTTAGCACAGAAGTATTAACACCAGAACAAGGTGAGCAATGGGTATTTATTAATAATAAAGTAAGAGAAATTTTAAACCAGGTGCAAATACAAGAATCATGAACAAAACATACAACGTGAATAGCCGAGAGAATCTAATAGATGAGATTGATTTAAAATTAACATTAGATGATTTAGGTTTGACTAAAATAGGTAGACATCGCCAAATAGTTTATGGAAGGCAAACGGCATACAAAATGATGTACGATAATGGCATGAGTCTAAAGAAAATAGGTACTTTCTTTGATGGAATAAGTGGGCATTTAGATCATGCTACTGTTTTGCATGGTAAAAGGGAATACGAAAAGAATAAAAACTATGAGGATTTTCAAGCTATATCAAACGATATCATGATAAAGTTAACACCAATATTCTTTCCATTAAATAAAGCTGATGTGTGGCAAGATTACGCAATCAGTTTAGCACAAATGGATGCACTAATAGGGGAGATGTTATGAATAAAACACAACTTAGAAGAATAAGTGCCATTGTCAAGGTATTGAATACTGGAGAAACAATGAAGCAAGAAGTATTAAGATTAAAAGTAATAGATCTAATTGATAGAGATTTCTGTAAATCAACACTTGAAAAAGATATTCAATATTTAAAAATGGATTTTGATTTGGAATTTATCAGTTATGGAATTTATGGCATCAAATTAAAAGAGAAAGTTGATTTCTTAGAAAGATTAAAATTGCATTTAAATCTGTTTTGATAACGCAATAAATAAAAAGCTGTGCATATTGTACGGCTTTTTTTGTGTTTTATTGCGTATATTTTCGCAAAATTCAATAATTAGTATAAAGTTTGCCTAAAAAAATAAAAGTTTTAAAAAAAGTTTTATTGAGTCATAGCATAGCTTTTAACCCTATTAGTATAAAATAAAAGTGTTTTCTACTTTTTTTATTTTAATACTCTAGAAGATTTTAGATTTTCAGGTAAGTAAAAAAAAAAGCCAAAAAACTTTTATTGTTTTATTTATTGGCATCAAACCCAGTGCCACACTCAATAAAAGTTAAATAAAAGTTCAATAAAACCCAATAAAAGTTTTGCTTATTTAGAATGAGTATAAATAACGTTTTGGTATTGTTTTATAAATATAGAATTGTTAATATTGCAAAACGTAGTTTTAGAGGCATCTAAATTAAATGAGGTTTATCAGTTCCTGCTACGTTTCTTTTTTTTTAACAACTGATAATTAAAAATTGAATAATGAATAATTTACAAGATTTCTGGTCAACAAATCAAGAAGGGAAAATTACCCTAAATACATTTAAGTTTAAAAAGTTTTTAGAATTTAACAACTTTATCAAGAATATACCTAACGAAAAAAGTTCGTTTAACTTAATTAAAAAAGAAGGTATATTTTTAAAGTTACAAGATGAAGTAAATATTAAAGATTTTGTGCTTAAATACGTTGAGCATGACATTAAAAATGAATCGGTATATAATCTGTTAGCAAATCGCACAAGTGTCTTTAAACGTGATTATTTGAGCATGATTAATACGGAAGAAATTCAAGTTCTAAAAGACAGCAAAGATATTGCTTATATTCTTTATTTAAATGGAGTGCTTGAAGTGACTAAAGATAAATCTGTATTAAAAAAATATACGGATTTTGGTTTATCCATTTGGGAGGACCAGGTGATAAAACGTAATTATATTGAAAGTGATCATCACCAATCTGAATTTAGAACTTTCATTTGGAAGATAGCAGGTGAATCAGTAGAAAGATATAATACTTTTCAATCCATTATAGGTTACTTACTTCATTCTTACCGAATGAGAGAGAATAAAGCAATTATTTTAAATGATGAGGCAATAACAGATGATCCAAATGGAAGGAGTGGTAAAGGTTTATTTTGGAATGCTTTGTCTAATATGAAAAAGGTAGGTAGTTTGAATGGTAAATTCTTTGATTTTAAAAGCCAATTTCCTTATCAATCCATTTCTACTGATTGTCAGATATTAGTATTTGATGATGTTAAGAAGAACTTTGATTTTGAGAATCTGTTTAGTGTAATTACAGAAGGCATTGAGATAACCTATAAAGGAAAAGACACAATTAAGTTACCATTAAAAGATTCACCTAAAGTAGTTATTACTACAAATTACATTATGAAAGGTAAAGGTGGCTCACACGATGCAAGAAGGTTTGAGGTTGAATTATCTCCATTCTTTAGCAGCAGTTATACACCTGTTGATTTGTTTGGTCACAGATTGTTTGATGATTGGGATTTGCAGGAATGGGCAAGATTTGATTGTTACATGACTGAATGCCTAAAGAAATATTTAGATAAAGGTTTAATTAACTATCATGCAATTAACCTTCCATTTAAAAGATTTGAAAGTGAAATAGGTAAAGAGTTATTAGATTGCTTTTCAAATATTAATCGCAATGAATGGATTAATTCAAATGATTTTTATGAGAATTATACTCAATCAATTCCTAAAAGATGGAATGCAAAAACAAAGAATGCAGTTACTATTGATTTGAAGAAGTACTGTTTATTTTATGATTTAGGATTTGAAACAGTCACATCTAATAATATCAAAAAGTTTAAAGTATCAGAAAACATTGTTAACCCAAAAACATTAGAAAAATGGAATCAGTAAAATCATTAAAAGAAAAATTACTTCCTGAGATTAAAGAAGAATTACTAACGTATTGCGAGAGTAAAGGAATGGATTTTAGTAACATTATAGAGATTGAATTTCAAAAGGCTAATGTTTACCTTAATCAGATGCTTTTAAAGTCTGAGAGAGCATTAATGAATGAACAAGCAAACGATTTGCCTAATGAGTTAAGAATAAAAATGCTTGAAATAACTTTTTATCAGCTTAAAATAATTCAAGAAAGATTTATAAAGCAGAACGAAACTATTAAACATCAAGAATTAGAAATAAAAAACTTGCATGAAAAGTTTGATTTCTTTAAAAAAGATTATAGAAGATGAATCTTCGGCAATATCAGATAGATAATTCTGAGAAAGGAGTTAGAATACTTCGTGAAAAAAGAATAGTATATTATTCGATGCAAGTTCGCACTGGTAAAACAGTAACTGCATTAAATACTGCTAAATTATTTGGAGCAAAAAACGTTTTATTTCTTACAAAAAAGAAAGCAATAAATGGAATTCAAGAAGATTATGTAAACTTTGGTTTTGATAAAGACTTTGAATTATTTGTTATTAATAATGAATCAATGAAACTTGCTAAAGGGAAATTTGATTTGATTATACATGATGAAAGCCATCGTTTTGGATCGTTTCCTAAACCATCAAATGGATGCAAAGAATTTAAGACAAGATTCTCAAATTTACCAATGATATTTTTATCTGGTACACCAACACCTGAATCTTATTCTCAAATATTTCATCAATTTTGGATATCAAATTATAGTCCATTTGGAAGAATGAATTTTTATAATTGGGCAAAACATTTTGTTGATGTTAAACAGAAGCATTTAGGTTTTGGAATTATAAATGACTATTCAGATGCTAATAAAGATAGGATTGATTTAGTATTAAAAGATTATTTTATTTCATTTACACAAGAAAACGCAGGATTTAAAGCAGTAATTGATGAGCAGGTATTAACTTGTGATTTAAATGAGCAAACATTAAAGATAATTAAACTACTGGAGAAAGATTTAATTGTTATTGGTAAAACAGAAGAAATAATAGCAGATACAGGAGTGAAATTATTAAGTAAATTGCATCAACTTTGGAGTGGTACAATTAAATTTGATAGTGGAAATAGCAAAGTTATTGATTATTCAAAAGCAATATTTATCTATAATAGATTTAAAGGTCAAAAGATAGCTATTTTTTATAAATTTAAAGCTGAACTATTAGCACTTCAAGAAACATTTGGGGATAATTTAACCACAGATTTAACTGAATTTGATAATTCAAACAAAAATATTGCTTTACAAATCATTTCAGGTAGAGAAGGAATATCATTAAAAAATGCTGAATATCTTATTTATTATAATATTGACTTTTCAGCTACTTCATATTGGCAGTCAAGAGATAGATTAACCACAATTGATAGACTAGAGAATAAAGTATTCTATGTATTTGCAAATGGTGGCATTGAACATCAAATATTTAAAGCAGTAAAAGCAAAGAAATCATATACAACTTCATATTTTTTAAAAGAAAATGGCTTCAAATTTCCAAAGTAAAGTAATAAAAGAATATGAAAGTAAAGGATATTTAGTATTGAATGTTATTCGATTATCAAAGTCAGGCTTTCCAGACCTTCAATGCTTAAAGAATGGCTGCACAATTTGGATTGAATGTAAAGAAAAAAATGATAGATTAAGTGAATTACAAAAATTTAGAATAGATCAGTTAATTGATAATGGTTTTGAAGCATTTTGCATTCAAGAAAGTAAAGGTCAAATATATCCTACTATTTAGAATCAATATAAATAACACCTAGATAGTTTTATCAATGATATAATTAACTATCTTTGCTTAAACAAAACATAAATAACATGAAAGAAACACAAATCGATTCGATGAAATATCGAAAATCAACACATCTAGCAGGAATAGATGTAGAAACAATTGTCAATGAAAAAGGCAATTGTGTATTAACAATCAAAGAAGCATACTACGACAAAGGTGTAGATGTATCTGGTAACAAATCTGATGGGTACTTCATTGAATTTGCTGAAGATATTAAGCCAATGATGGTTAATTCTATCAATCGTAAAACAATCAATGCAGTAGTTAAGGAATCAAAGAAATGCACATCAGCAGAAAGCAGATTTCTTCCTAACTGGATTGGAATGAAGATTGAATTATCATTTGACGAAACAGTTAAAATGATGGGTAAAGTAACAGGTGGTATTAGAGTTAAACCAACGCAGTTTAAAGTTGAAAAGAAACAACTTAACGATGCACAATTTACAAGAGCATTAGAAAATATTGCAAACGGTACATTTACAATTGACAAACTAAAAGAAGATTTTTTATTAACAGATGAACAACTAGAGAAATTATGATAGTATACGACAAAATAGAACAACGATCAGAAGAATGGCATGAACTTAAGCATGGTAAGATAGGTGGTACTTTATCTAAAGGATTATTTGTTAAATCAGATACTTTGCTTAATGAGATACTTTCACAGAAGTTAGAAGATTATGAGCCACAAGATGGGTATATTAGTTCCGATATGCAACGTGGTATAGATTTAGAGCCATTTGCAATAGCAGCACTAGAGAAAGAAATATTTGTTGAATTCAAGCAAGTTGGATTTTGTCAAAATACTGCTATTCCATTGCTTGGTATTTCACCTGATGGAATTACAGAAGATGAAACTATTATGGTTGAGGTTAAATGTCCAGGATCTAAAAAGCATACTGAAACAATTTGTAATGATGAGATTCCACAAGATAACATACACCAAGTACTTCACGCTTTTACAGTTAATCCAAAATTAGAACAGATGTATTTCGTTTCATATCGTTGGGAAAACAAGATTAAGCCATTATGGTATAAGATGCTTACTAAAGATAGTGAGATTAATCTAGGAACAAAAGCAAAGCCAGTTATTAAGACTGTTACTGAATGGGTAGAGATAGCAAGAGAGAATGCAGAAGATTTGAATAAGCAAATTAATGACAAGTTGAATGAACTTAATGAGAGATACAGATGATAAAATATAAAGAAACAATAGATAGAGGATTCAAGCGTAAAGATTTGGGTAATGATTCCGTTTGGTTTGATGAATTTGGTTACGAATGGTTTATAACTGAAAAGGTTATAATTAAACTAAAAAAAGGAAATATTACTGCAAATTGGTGTCCAGAGACTAAAACAATTGAAGTAATGAGGTTGATTGATGGACTTGTTAAGTCTAGGAAATCATTTAAAACATTAGAAGAATTTGATTATTTAGATTCATTTTTAAACCCAATTGATTTATGAAAGCGAAAATAGGAAGACCAAAACTAACCGAAGCATATAAGCCGTTACAGATTTCTGTACCGACTAGGTTACATGAGGAATTGAAACAAGTTGTTAAACAATATGTAAAACTAAAAACATGGCAGATATAACGATGTGTTCGGGTAAGGATTGTCCATTTAAAGAAACGTGCTATAGATATACAGCACCAGTATCTGATTATTCACAAAGCTACTTTTTTACTCCTCCAATAACAAAGGAAGAAGAGATAAGTTGTGATTATTATTGGGAAAATGAA